TCGTCTGAAGAAAATCGAACTTGATCACCTGTCTTGTAAACTTCTTCCAATTGATGAAAGACAGGTGTTAAGTTAAAAAAGCCATCAAAGGCTCTTTCGATTTCAGCAATTGGGTTATGTGTATATTTAGTTAGTTTCATAGTAAAAGTATTTATTACACAGTATATATTTTTTTATCAATTAATCATCAAAAAGTTTAATTACTTCTGGCTCTTCTGTAGGAGCTTGCTCTTGAATGGGCGGTTGTGGGTTATTAATGTTTTCGTACTGCGTGATAATTCTTTCATCAAGCTCGACATCAGAAGTACTAATAGAACTCTTGGTAAACGTCCAGTTGTTCTTATCTTTGTCTTTTAAGAACTCCATAAAGATATATGGAAAGGACTGTACTTGAAGTTGACCAGATTGTGGATCAGGTTGTACGTGAATAATCACAGGATTAAACAATGTAATTGTTTTTGGATCCTCTTTAGTGACGGTACCTACAACTGTACGTCCAATATGATCAATAATAGTTTTGATTGTTGGTTTTTTGTCTGCCATAATAATATTTTAAATTAAATTTTGTAAAAATCCACTAACCTTTTTGATATCTTAGTGTATCTGCTACTTTAATTGCTTCATCAAGCGCTTCTTTTGCTTGCTTTGAAAGGTATGTAGATTTGTCTGATGCATGTGATAGGGCATCTCTCAGAAGAAAAACTGATCTCCTAATTTTTTCAATCTCCGGGGAGTTAATAGTTCCGGAACCATCGTCGTTGCCGGTGATTACATCTTTTAAGATTGCTAATGTTTCTAATATACCTTGGATTTTACCTCTATTAAACGCAGGGTGTGCGTTTCGAGTATTATCATCTTCAGGTCTGTCTGTATATCCGCCGGGTTGTAATGCCATAATGTTCTTATTTACTAAACAAGTCAAAAAGTTCTACTGTAACATTCTCAGCTGGTTTGCGAATATTCCAACCCACACAATCATAAAATCTTTCGATACCTTGAAACAAAATCTTTTCAAACATTTTATCATAATCAATCTTAAACGTATCTTTAAACTCAGAAGGGTAAGCATACTTAAAGCCGATACTATCCAATCCGTATTTATTGGGTTTTTCGACATACATATAACGAACTTTATCACCCGAACCTAACGATTCATACTTGTTTCCTGTATTAAGCTTATCTAAAAGTAGATTATAAAAATATGCAGACTTAACATGTATTGGCATACTTTTCACAGTATTAAATTCGTTACAATCTACAGCATACTTCTCGTAACCCTTTACTCCCATAACAAACGCAAGTTCTTCCGGAGATAAACCTTTAAATATATCATACGTCTCGTTGAGTATCTTATTAGTTTCAGTCAAAGACTGTGTACTTAACATAGTCTCAATAATTTTTTTAGCATACGGCTTAATAGCATTAGGCATAGTAGTTCGAACTACTTCAACTCCTGTATATTTAAATTTATTTTCCTTAATACCCTCATCATCAAGGATATGCATAACGTATCTTTTCTTTTGCAAAAAGACGCCTACATCCGCTATACATTCTCGCTTAAACACAAACCTACTATCTTTTGATAGTAGGGATTTTTTAGCCCAATTCTGTACACCTTCATTTAAATAGTCCTCAATCTCTTGAATCTTATCATGTGTATCTTGATGTACATCATCTCCATCTAAAAAGTTTAAACCCTTGCTAACAAGAGGAGTAATAGAAACATACGACGAGTCCGTATCATTGTATACAATACACTCTTCAAGCTCATTATCAGAGATATCTGGAATCTCTTTTTTGATAAATTGCTTGATAAGCTCATTTGAATATTTAATGACAGCTTGCCCGGTAAGCGTAACAGAAGATGCGATATCATCATCACCAATAGGAGCATTCTTATTACCCATGTAACCATAACACGAATTAATAAGAATCTTAATAACCATTTGTGATGTATTCAGTCTCTCTACTTCATACTTCGCGCTAGTATATTCTGCAGAATCTTTTTTAAGTTTCTTAAGTTTTGTCTTAGCTTTAAAGAGGTCTTTCTTAATTTTAACACGTTGATTATAATAATGCTCTAGAAACTCTGGTATAATACCTTTCTTCTTTTGAGTAAAAAGGAACCCAGCTTTAGACAGTGCACACTCTTCATCTTTTAGGAACTTTACAAAAGCAGGCTTATCAAGTTCAAACACTTTACCTGTTACATGCTGTATAATAACCTTATCATCTGTGGTCTTCTCTACTCTACCTACTTTAGTTTCTGGTGAAGTATTCAAAGATATCATCACATTAGGATATAGAGAATTAGCATCAAACGACACAACATGATTTTTAAAACCTTGCTTAGGTTCTGCAACATACGCGCCCGGATTTTTACCGGTATCAGCATTACGTAAAAATGTAGCAATAACCTCACCTCGACGCCTTGCTTTAATGCAAAGAGCACCGTTAATCACCTGAATAGTTCCCATTGCTCCCTCAAGAGTCGTTAACCCAACATATGAGAGCATTCTCAATAAAGGAACATATTGAAGCTTTTCTTCTAGTCTTACTAAAAGGTTAACGTCTTGAATGTTGTAGTCAATAAACGTATCCCAGTCTTCATCAGATAAAGTTGCAAGGTTAGTATCACCGTAATCAATCTTTCGTTGACCGAGCTCAACTTCACCAATTGCATCCAACTTATAAGACTCACGAAGCTTTAAACAAAACCGTCTATATACATCGAGATAATCTAAACAAGCAATACCATCAATATAGTATCTTTTTAGATCACGCCCAAACTTACCCTTTACAGCTCTAAAATGTACTCTACCTAGAGGAGATAATCTATCAACATAATCTTGCCCAAGTATACGTTCAATTCGATTAATAATATAAGGTATATCAAAGAATTCAGAGTTCCAACCACTTAAGATATCCGGGTAGTCGCTTTCAAGATATTCAATGAACCGGATAAACATTTCACGTTCATCTCTACAATGAACATAGTTTAAATTATCAGCACCTTTACCATTATATGGTTTAATACCAAATGTATGAAACTTTTTACTAAAGTTATCATAACAAGTTATAACGTTTACAACATGAGTTGGGTCTTCTGGGTTAGGAAACGAATCTGGTGAATATGTCTCAATATCAAGTAAACACGTCTTAAGCGGGTTAGTACTAAATTCCGGTTCTTCGTTTTGCTGCCAGTATAAATCAAGCAAGAATTGCTGAACGGGCGGCATATTTTCAAATACACGCTTTATGTTTGAGTCACGAACAAATCTAGATCGGTCAAAACTAGTATTAAATTTACGTTTTGATACCTTAGTCCCGTAGATAGATGTTTTATCACCGGCAGTATTTTCAACATAGAGATAAGGCTCAAAAGAGCATTCGTGCATTACACGCTTACCATCTTTATCCCAAGTAAATAAATTTACACAACGGTTTCTACCGTTATAAACAACATTACGATACGACATCTACTACTATTATAATAGCATAGTTCCTAATTCCACTCTCTTAGGTATCGTCTTTCGGAACTTCCGTATGGTGTATTCAGAGCTTCAAGATGAGCTCCAATATTAGGATCTAATTCAAGTATTCTCGCTTCACCTATTTTTCGAAGCTTATGTACATTTTGCATGTACTTATTCTTTTTATTTGGCCTTAGAATACGTTCTATTTTATCTTCGAATTCTTCTACCGAGCTAAATTTTAGGTTACTTGGAGCGTTACTATATGTTTCCATATCTTGACATAAACAAGGTATACCAAGTATACACCCCTCTATATACTTAATATCAGATTTTGATCGATTAAAATCATTAACTTGTAAAGGTGCTACCATTAATTGCGCTCTTAAGCTATTAATAAAGTATGGATATCTTAATAAAGTTTGCCAATTATAAAATTCAATTTTTTGCTGCTGTACTAAATCTGCTAGTTGTGGAGGAAAAGCACCAACGAAAATCCATTGATATTTATCAACGGTTTTTCTTATAAAGTCGCGTACTTCAGATAAATCATCCTTACCACCAGTTTTATTATCTACATCATAATGGGCTCCGGAGCCTGTATATAGTATACGAGGCTTCTTTTTATTTTGATCGTAGTTTCTCTCTATCTCTCTCGGATTAAAAAGCTGACCCATCCAACCATGTGGTATAAAGTTTGGAATAACAGTAATATTTTGCTGACCAGTTTTTTCTTGATAAAGCTTTCTCATGAAGTCACAAGTTACGGTAACTTCGTCAACTAAATTAATTATATCGACACAATTTTGTCGAACTTCCTCTGTATCAAATGCAAATTTAAATTTATTATAATCAGGAATCACTTCCTTAAATACAACATCATCAACTTCATATATTATTTTAAAGCCATATTCTTGCTGAACCTGTTTTAAATATTTAACAAACTCGAGTTGATGCTTCGACGCTTGTCGTTGTAGCTTTACTGCCTTTACCCCTTGATACCATTTCGGATCAGCAACCATAGCTGTGGTAGATTGAGACATACCATCACCTCTTGCATTAATTACTGCTTCAGGCCAAAGTATTCGCCAATGTCCACATCCAGAATAGTCTGCTAAATAATTAACATACCTAGGCATATCTGCTTCCGCAGGTTTATTTGCATCCGGCGTTAATGATACACCAGGCATTTGTGCTTGTTGACCTACTACTGGAGCAGCAACCGGTGCTACCATTGGCTGCGGATAAGGAGACGGAGTAATCATTATATTTATATAGGTTAAAGTTCCGTATAATCTACCCTCTTAGTAATACCATTCTTTTTCTCAAGATATATTACATCACCAGTTACAGCTTTAATTGACTCTTTACGATGTGAAATAACTATCGAACATTCATCAAGTTCTTCAACTCTATCTTGTAGTATGCTTGTAATTAATTCGATACCTTTTTCATCAAACGATGAGTCAAACAACTCATCATAGATTGCAATATTATACTGTACCCCGCCTTGCAGTCTACGTATATCTGAAAAGGTAAATAGGCATGCTAAGTCAATTGATTTACGTTCAGCACCTGAGAAGTTAAAATAGGAACATACTTTATTTTTTTCATTAAGGATTTCTTCCTCAAAATATTCATTAAAAATACAAATTGAGTTTGAATCCAATCTTTTAAGATAATGTAGAAGTTTACTATTTAAAAGTTCCAATAACTTATTAACAATATAAGATTTTACACCTTCCTCTGAAACTACATACTTAACAATATCAAGCTTAGCTAATTCATCTCTATATTCTTCAACTCTACCTTGAAGTTTATCAACACGCTTCTTAGTTTCAACAATAAGAGAATCAAAGTCAGTCTCTGTGGACTCTATCGCCTCTAAGTCACCTTCTAACTCTTCTTGCCACTTATCCAACTGCTCAATTCGTTGTTCAATATTCCTCTTATTTTGTTCTTGTAGCCTTGCTTCAGATATCTTGTTTTGACACTGACTTATAGCTCTCGTAAATCTGTCTTTTCTTACTCTTAATTCCTTAAGTCCATCAGAGTAGTTTTTAATATTGTCAATCGCCTCGTGAATATACTCTTTGAGGTTTTCCTTCTCTTTAGCTATTAACTCTGCATCGTGTTCTTCCATAGGTCGAAGACATACCGGGCATTTTTCTTCTTCTGTACCCATCTTTTTATATCTTTCCTTTCTTTCTGCAGCTAAAGCTTTATTACGAGCAACAGCTTCTAAATTACTTTCGATCCTTATATCTTGATCTAAAACAGCCTCTTCAAGAGAAGATATTTGATTTTGTATCTTACTAATATCTACTTCTTCGACTTCGTTGAGTTCGTTTTCGAGCTTTTCTTTTTCTTCGGTATTATCTTCTTGACGACCAAGGTACTTTTTTCTTTTTTCATTTCTTGTTTGAAGGATTCTTTGTTTTTGGTCTTCATAATTTTTATATGCTTTATCAATCTCTTCTAACTTAGTTAACTGCGTATCGTGCTCTTTCGAAATTTCATTATACTCTGTACGTAGCATCGTTAACATTGTACTAAAGATTTCCATACCAAAAATATCCTCAATAAACTTTCGTTTTTCAATTTTATTTTTAGCCATAAAAGGAACTGCATTGTTTACGGTCATAATAACACAGTTTTGAAATATAGAAGGTGAAGCGCTTAACACACTGTTAATATAAGCAGTTGTATTTTTAATACTATCACGAGTCCTATCAACTCCATCCTTAAAAATTAAAACCTTCGAAGGGGATAGTGTACGAATAATTTTATAACTGTTTGTGCCTTTAGGTGAATCTAATTCAAAGTCTAGTTCAATGTGAGTCTTACCGTTTGTTAAATTATTCGGTATAAGATCTTTCTTAAGCTCGCGTAACGTCTCGCCGAATATAGCAAAATATAAAGCATCTGCTATAGTACTCTTACCAATAGCATTTCTACGATCTGGCTTGTCTTTATTTTTACCGGTGATGACATGAAGACCCTTACTAAACTCAACAGTTACAGGTTCTTCACCGACAGATAAAAAATTTACTATACTAAGCTTTTTAAAGTTTACTTTTTTCATATAAGCCGAGAGTGTATTTTATTATCTCTTTTTTATTCTTAATTTCAAGCAAGTTTACAAACTCTTCAATAGCTTGTGGTATATCAATGCCTGAAAGATCTTCCTTATCTTCGGTATCGTCTAAAAGTCTGTTAAAGTTAATATCATAATCAACTGTTAACACTTCAGGTTTCAGAAGTGTTAATTTTTTAATCAATATATCCATATCAGCTTGTGATATATTCATATCGACTTTTAGCTTCGCAATATTACCAGCAAAACTATCTATTACCTCTCGTGTAATATTACCCTCTCTTACTAATTCACTAAGTGATATTTTTTTATACGACGGTGATATAGTATTAACGGTAAACTCATACTCTAGGGTATCTAAATCTAGTACATAATAGCCTTTATCATTACCAGCATCTCCAAAATCCATTTGAAAGGGATTACCAACATACAGTACCGTTCCTTTACCAAATTTTTTCTCATGTCTAGTATGAAAATGCCCGGAAATAACTAACGAACTTTTCTTTAATAAGTCTTTAACCTTTAATCCCTCTTCACAAACTTTATAAGAGTTCATCTTGAAGGTTTCTATCTCAAAGTGACCGAAGATAACATCACTTTTTGGTATGTCACTTACTTTTGTGTTCCATGGACAAAGAGTAATTGTACGATCAAAAGCTTCAATCGTGTCGAAAGTATCTAAAATTGTAACATTTTGTCTTTTCTTAAAGATAGACAATGAATTAACATCTGTTCTATGCTTGTAGTAAATATCATGATTACCAGTGATCGCTATAATATTGAAATCACATAATATATCTAAAATATCTGCAGATACTTGCAGAGTACTAACTGATATCTCACTTCTGTTGTGATGCCAATCACCGCAAAAGATTATATCTTTGATATTTTTTCTCTTACACTCGTCCTTAAACCAATGAGCCCATTCTACAGCATAATTATGCCAGTCTGAACTATTTGTATGAACACCTAAGTGAAGATCTGAAAAAATAGCAACTCTAGGCTTACTAATCTTCAAAAGAATTTTCTTCGTCGGGTGGTTTTACATAAACGTGTCCGTGTGTATTATCCGGATTTGACATATAGTCCTCATAAACTCGTTCTCTATATTTTGTAACAGCTTCATGGTGCTTCTTTTCCTTTTTTATTCTATTAATAAACGCGTGGTATGCAATAGTAGTAAAATAAGAGAAAGGATTTGTAGCTTTTTCGAAGTTAAACTTTTTATGTTTTAATGCTGAATACATTTTAATAAGAGCATCACCTATCATATCGTCTTTATACGTATAATTGATAAATGATCCATTATAACTTAAACCATAAGCAATCTTCTTAATATTTTCTGCCAAATCATCCGTTAGAATATCTGTATCATAATATTTTTGTAGCGATGCTTTAAAGACCTTTGGCTCTATGTAATATGGTTTCTTTTCTTTTTTCGGTTTTTTCTCTTTTCCGGCCATTTGTTAGATTATAGTATAAAATTTTTATTTTTCAACAATATTAGTTTCACTATACTTTATCTTCTCTATATCGTAAATTTCCTTACGCTTTTCACAGTGTCTAATACCATATCTCAGTCTATCGCAGAGATCAAATATGATAAGTTTGGATTTTAGGTTGTGCTTCCTCAAACCACGGCCAATGGATTGTACTGTACGTACAAACGACTTGCCACCCGAGGCAAAAATAATATTATGTATATTCTTGATATTAACCCCGGTAGAAAAAATAGAACTCATTGCTACACATATAACGTCATTATCTTTCTCCATTATCCTCTTTATATCCTCACGTGTTTCTACTTCAACTTCACCTCTAATAAAGTAAATTTGCTTATCTTTACATTGAGTAAGGTATTCGGATAGATTTACCCCGTGAGAAATATGATTAACAAGTATTAGGGTGTTATTCTCGAGTTTAGAACATAATTTAGTAATAAAATCGTTTCTAAAATGACTTTCATATATGTAATCTAGCTCTTCTCTGTAGTAATTATCACTATTATATGGCGGTGGTATACGATAATCTAAATTTAAGATCTTAACGTTAACATTAGCGAGGTAATCTTCTATTCTAAGTTCATAACTCGTCTTTTCGTATATAACTGGTCCTAATTTACCTATAATTGTCCACTTATCTAAGTTGTTCTCCGGGAGAGTACCAGTAAAGCCATACTTATTAGGTGTTCTTATTCTAGATACTATTTTACTAATCTTATTAGACGATTTTATCTTATGACACTCATCAACTATAAGTAGATCAACGTGCTTTAACCAGTCATTTTGTTCAAACCTACTTTGAACAATACCTATGTTGCAGATAATAACGTTTGCAGTTAAGTCTGGCTTAATTTTACCTGTCCATTTAGTTATTTTAAAGGTAGTACCGCAGTTTAAGAACTCATCATACGTTTGAGTAACGAGCCCTAAGTCTGGAACTAATACTACACACTTAAATGTATCTCTATCCTTACTATCTCTAAAGTAATTTTCAATTAAAGCTGCTGTCGTAAAGGTTTTACCGGCACCGGTACCCAAAACACAAGTGCCAGTACCGAGTTTAAGGGCTTTTTTGATAACATCTTCTTGATATTCCCGTAAATCAAATGCAAAGTCTTTATAAAGCTCTATATCTTTACCGACCTTTAACACTTTTTGTAGTTTATCGGTAGTTTCTGTATCTTCTTTAGTTAAAAACTTCTTAATCTCCCAATATAGACCAACTTCACATGCACCACCTGGGGTTATAGCATACTTTCTCTGTGGTGCATATCGACCATATCGTCTACCAAAGCGTGCAGCATCATTTATAATACTAAAATGCTGCCTTACACGGTTAAATAGATCTAAATCCTCTGTTTTTAGTAACAGCTTACGTGTTGAGGGGTTATAATCAAAAGTTATCATTAATATTGTTCCATTTTATTCATATCGATAACATTTTTGATCTCCCAATGCATATTACTAAGAATTTTTTCAACCTTCTCAAGATATTCTATAATAGTATCTTGTTCTTTTATGTTATCGTTAAGTTTTGCAACAGATTCATACCTTTCAGCAGCTGATTCTGCAGAAGCTTGATTAATACGTACAGGAGAATCAGCAATTACCTTCTTAACTAAGTCCTTTTTAAGCTTACTCTTTTGAGCAATCAGTTTATTGCGTTGAATCTTTGCTTCCACAAGTCTACCAACCCAAAAATGCTTACGAGCTGGGAGTCTTTGCTGTTGTTGTTTAAGGTTGAGATCGTTTAGTACAAGATCTTCACCAATTTCTTGCATATACTTTTTTAGCAATTCCACTCTATTATTATAAATATAATTATAATGGAATCAAGTGGCAAATTTGAACGTATCTTTTTAAGAATGCTAAAAGAAGAGATGACAGCTGGTGCTGGAGGTGCACTTGGTAGCGGATCTTCATACAATCCACCCGGAGATGTAAGTTCTGGTGATACTTATGCTCCAGGTGATGCTAGATTACCCAAGGCTCTTGGAGCAGTCCAAACACGTAAAGGTACAGCAGGTAAGAAGAAGAAAAGGAAAAGAAAAGAGGAGAACGAAGAGGGGTTTCCTGAGGAAGATGCAGAAAAGAAAAAGAAAGCTGATAGATGTAAGCGTAGGGCTGATTCCGCTTATGGTAAAAAGACTTCTGCTTACAAATCTGGAGCAATCGTAAGGTGTAGACAGGGAAAAATCTGGAAAAAGAAATGAGCATGTCACAAAAAGAGGTTCTTGAAGCTAGTGACTCTTTGCGACAGTGGTTTAAGAGAGGTGGAACTGATCCTAAGACTGGTAAGAAGTTTAAAGGGTGGGTAAATTGCAAGACTGGTGGCCCATGTGGTCGTAAATCTAAAAAATCCGGTGGTAGTTACCCGGCTTGTCGACCAACTAAAGCGGCTTGTAAGAGTATCAAGGGTAAGATGTATAAGAAAAAAGGACCTAAGCGTGTTAACTGGAAGAAGAAAAAGAGAAAGAGTGAAAACGCTGAAGATGTGCATAAGCCTGTTAAGCCTGGTATCTTAAAAAAGAGATTAGGTAAGTTATCTTGTAGTAAGGTGAGAGGTGCGAAGGGTAAGTTAAAGGATAAGGGTACGCATTACGCAAAAGCACTACAACGCTATTTAAATTATCATTGTTAGCATAAATATTGTTATGCAATTCGACGAATTAGTAAAGCAAATCTTAGAAGCTAAAGAAGCACCAAAGGGTAAGCATTATAACTCTGCCGGTCAGTTGAGAAAAGGCGATGCTGATTCAGATGGCCGTGGAGGTCCAAAGTATAGGTCTGATCCTACTTACAATAACCCTAATGATCCGGATGATGAGGAGATTCCTGCTGAAGACGCTGAGAAAGTCGATAAGGATCGTATGAAGTGTAACAGTCCTCGTCGTACTTCAGGTGGTTCTAAGAAATTCGTTGTTAAAGCTTGTAAAGATGGTAAAGAAAAGATTGTTCGCTTTGGAGATCCAAATATGAAGATCAAAAAGAGCAATCCTAAGCGTAGAAAGTCGTTCCGCGCACGTCATAAGTGTGATCAGAAAAAGGATAAGTTCTCTGCTGGTTACTGGAGTTGTAAAAAATGGTAGATAAATACGCCATATGGCGGTCGTAGATAAATACCTCAAAAACAGCTTTGCAGGGACTTTGCTTCCTGATGAGTGTGAGCAAAAAAACATTAATGTATTAACTCAAGTACACGAAGTTTTACAGATGAGATTGTTTTCTTATCTTATAGAACAAGAGTGTATTAAAGATAAAAATGACACTATTAGTATGATTGAGTTAGGTGCTGATGATGGTGAATATACTCATATTTTTCGTAAAGTAGTTTCTTTGTTTGATAAAAAAAGCTTTAACATATGTACTGATGCTATGTTACATAGGGTCGAAAGCTTAGAAGATAGATTTGAAGGTGAAAATGTAAAGTTATATCATGGATATTCAGGTGTATTCGATAAAAAATCGCATGAAGATGAGGCGGTTCCAGCAGGTTATTTTAGCGCAAAAAAAATTACAATGCGAGAACTCTTCACAAAAAATAATTTAGATTATTTAAATTTTTTACATATTGATATTCAGGGTGGGGAAGAAGAGTTAATTACAGAGATTATTAATGAAGATTTATATGATAAAATAGGTTATTATTTTATTTCTACTCATGATATTGACAGACATTTAAGAGTATTGAGTGCATTAAAAAATAATGGTCACGTAGTGTTTGATATAGCAGAGCCAGCGACTGGGTGGGCTTTTGGTGATGGTTTTATTTTAGCTACAAATAAAAAACAATCGTTATCACCAAGAGATATACCATTAGAATATATGCATTTTAATACTAAATTTAATGATCCTCCAGAAATCCGGGGCATAATACGGTATAATTTATGAAAGATTTAGGCCATTGGAAAGGAATTCTCGAAGAAAGTGTAGAGCTACCTTATGGTTTCATTTATAAGATAACTAATCTTACTAATGACAAAAAGTATATTGGTAAGAAGCAGTGTCAGTCAATAAGAAAGCGTCCTCCTCTGAAAGGTAAGAAGAATAAACGACATCAAAAAATAGAAACTGACTGGAAGACCTATACTTCCTCATCAAACGAACTCAATGAACATATAAGAATACTCGGAAAGGGTAATTTTAAGTTTGAAATCCTTAGATGGTGCGATTCCAAGTGGGAGTTGAGTTATCATGAAACTAGATTACAATTTGAAGAAGAGGTATTACTAAGAGATGACTATTACAACGGAATTATCAACGTCAGAATCGGAAGGCGTAAATGATACCATACGTGGTTTTGAGTTTATTAACCTTAATAAGTGTCTTAACAAGTCTTTCAATGAATATCTTCTTTATATTACCGAGCATGAGCTAAAATTAACTCGAAAAGAGAAGAATAAGCTTGGTATACACTTCATTATTAAAGAACTTATAAGTGTATGTTCTAAGACTAGTAATAAGAAATGGTTTTACTACAAGACAGACGGTAAAACAATCGAACATACACTGGTTAAGCGTATTTTTAATGCACTACCTACTAATATATCATATAGTGAAGATAGCTTTGATACGTTTTTAGAAGAAAGAGACTACATTTCATTTAAAAAGAAAGATACATCAGCTGTTTCTTTCTATAAATTTAGACTTTTCCTTCGAAGATACGAATTGCAGCAAATTGAAAGTGAGTTTCTATCTAATATAAATATAAAACTCTCACTACTTCCATAAATATATACATGAGTAAGTTTCTAAGACTGGTAGAAGAGAATCGACCAGGTGAAGATAAATATACTGTGGAGTTAAGAGACGTAAACGGTGAAATAGTCGATTCTTTTGATATGTTTGGCGTGAGTAGCCCTTTCGATATTTTTGATAGCTTTAAGCGAGAGTATGCTCCCGAGATTCCCGTAGAAGATCAAGAGGTTACCATGGGAAATAAAAATCCATACGATGTTGATAAGGAAGTTAATAAGTTAGCTAATCAAGCTAAGGGTGGTGTAATGGGTAAGATTGCAGGAGCAATGGGAACAGCACCGCAAGAAGCTAAAAAGGCCGTAAAAATGAGATCAGACCTTGCAAAAAAAGCTGTAGAACTATATAAACAACAAACTGGTAAGTTATCTAACGCAATTGATGACGCAAAAGTATAAAAATCATGAAAAAGACATTACAATTATTTGAACAATATAAAAGGCTTTATTCAGAGCAGGATGAGGTAGAAGAAGTCGATGTTGATGTTGATGTCGAAGCTGATGCTACTGATGCAGAGGATATTCCACCGGAGCCTACTGGTATTTCACCTGAAGGTGAGGTATATGTCGCTGATCTGTTAACTAATGCCTTTATATATGCACCAGCTATGCAAGATATTAACATTGCTGCACAGGTGAATAAAGAATTTGGTAGGACACAACCTAGAAAGGTCATTGAAACGATTGAAAGATTGATCGAATTTTCAAATGAAGAGGTTGAACAAGAGCTTGAAGACTTAGACGCACAATAACATGCAGTGGTCGTTAGAAGATATTTATAAAAAGCAGGTACGTGGTAATATTCCACCGCGTAGACATCTTCGCGTATTGGGTGAAAAGTTTAATTTAGAGGATGCGCCGGGGCTTGAACGTGTAAGAAAAGAGTTAAGCGGGGAAACGCCTATAAGAGCTAATTTATCGTTTATTGGTAAGCAAATTAATAGTAAAGAGGATATTGATAAGCTAAGTGCAGAGGGTGAATTTACTGAAAGGGATGGGGAAGAAAAGCTTAGGGCTGCATTTAGGAAGTGTAGGGAAATAGAGAACGAAGATGAAGCTCGGAAATGCTTTGAAAAAATAA